GCAGCTGCTTTAACTAATGGCGGGAAATGAGCAGGGAGATCTTTAACTAACTTTTCAATAGGTTGACTTACAAACTCGGCTATCTGTGGTGTCAAAGCCTTTGAATTTTTTAGAAATCGGAACATAAAGTTCTGACAGTTGTTTTCAAATGGGTGATAACTAAAGAAATCTTGACCCATGTCAGCCTTTACTTTCTCAACCATCTCTCCCAAAGTAAACTTTCCTAACAATTTTGATGGTATTTTAATTTCCTCTGATTCATAGGGTTTATAGATAGCAACATTGATACCATTCGAGTTTTTCTCCACAAGGATATCATCGTTTATGACAGCTGCTAAATGGAAGAAAGAATCAAAGCCGTGTTTTTTCTTTAATTGAGACCATGTACCATTTGATAGGCTTTCAAAGAGGTCTTCCATAAATTGTGGAATGGGTGATCTTTTTACGGTTATAGACGTCACTAAATCGTTTTTATGTAAATCCAAGATATCTGGAGACGAAGACACTTCCACAGGTAATGAAAGAGACGACAACGATGATGGTACTTGCACCCTAGATTTTTTAGACTCATCTATGACCTCTTCATCCCTCTCACGTTTCGGCCTACCCCTGCCTCGTTTACCATAGCCTTCAATACGCCCTGTGGTAGGATTTCTTCGATAACGTGTAAAAGGTGATTTAAATTCAAACTTACCTTCTTCTTGTTGGGCTTCTGAAGTTTGAGTTTGAGATGAAGGTTCGACAGCTGACATTGCAGCTATTTCTGCGGTTACTAAATCATAAACTTCTTTTTGAGATTCGTCTGACGATAGACCCGAATCTTTTCTTGTAAAAATTAAAGGTTGCTTAACGGCGGGTACTACATCTTTTAAAGCCTTTAAAATGAGTAATAATCGTAAACGCGAACCAGGGGTTACATAGAAAATGGAGTTTGAATTGCCACCTTTAAAGGTAAGCTCCGGCAGGTTTTTCTGTAAAATAATCATTTCATTTAACACCTTGTCGTTAATCTCAAATAATACAGGCCATTGCTCAACCCATGGTTTCTTTATAAAGCCTTCATCTAAAGCATCTTGCCCAACCGCCAGTGGTGCTATTTGTGCTGTTGTTAAAGTTTGTTGAGTTTGGGTTACTGGTTGATTAAGAACGATTGGCGCTAGTTTTACAATCTCATCTTTTGTTCCTGTTACTGCAACCCCGTTTAAATCAATTGTTTCAACTTTGTCTTCTCCGATAGTCGTAATAGGTGATGTTTGTTCATCTTCTTGATCCGCTTCAGGGGCTTGTATTTGAGTTTGAGGTTGAGTGATATCTGCATACCTTTCTAGTTCACCCATTTCGTTGTATATAGGAACCGCTGCTCCAGGGGTTGGTTGTTGTGGCACCATTGTAGGATTGTTAGGTACAATGAGTGTTGGACCCTGAGGCGTCGCTCGCGGAACTTGTGGTGCTGGCGGTGGGGGCGGTGGAGCATCTTCTTCACCTCCGCTACTGTTTTGGCCATCTTCTTCATCTTCGTCTTTTGCTTCGTTTTGAGCAATAATCTTTTTAAGTAAAGAAACCAAGCTTTCTGGTTCAGTTTTTGGTGGGGTAGCCTTGGTGTCGGTGTTAATGGTCTTAACAGTAGACGACTTTGTAGCCGATGAGGCTTGAGATTTAAGCGTTGGCATAGGGGCTTCAGTTGTGGTTACCATTTCTTCTAAATAAACGTAAAGATTCATCAACAAACTAGCACCTTCAGAGTAATCTTGGTCGTTAATGCTTTCTAATTGTGGTTGAACTTCTCGGAGTGGTCGAACATCTAACTGAGACTGGGCTCTCACAACGTTATTCATATTCACAAAATTCTGTGCTGCCATGTCTTGAGCGTTTGCTGCTGAGTTGTTGCTTACAGTAGATTCTGGGACAGTAGCAGCGCTATCAAAGACGTCTTGTTTTGTGAGGTTTAGTTCCCAAACTGAATAAGCTAGTCTTGATAATAGTTCAGCTGCTTTTGATGGTAAAAATGATCTAAAAACTTCTTCACTCTGTAGCATAGTAAGCCTGTTAAGTGAGTCTTTGTAAAGGCGTCTATCATTGTTTTGTAATGCATCTCTAGTTGAAAACAGAGATGAGGTCATTTTCTTTATAAACAAAATAACAGTCTCTGCTAACAACAAACCCGGGCTTCTTTCATTAGCGTTAATAGAGTTAATACTTTCATTAAAGATGTCTATTTGGAGAGGAGTCAACATTTTTCTGACGATATCTGAAACTTCTGGGATCATTGGGACGTGATTGAAAAGCTCGCCATACGTGACAAATTTAGAAGTGGTATCTCTAAAGTCCTTTCCTGCTAACCTAGATGTAATACCACCTACAATACCAGTTGATAGATGGGAAAGGTGGGTTTTAGGACGAGGGATCTGCTTAAACTGATCTTCCTTGTAATACAACTCTTCAGCTTCTTCTTTTCGAGGATCATACTGCCGTTTGTCGAGCGGAGCACGCATGTTCATGTGTTGGGACGAGTAATCCCATGCTTTGTATTGGTTCGCTTTAGCTCTACTTTCAGCTAACCGAAAATCGGAATAAATCTTACGAAATTGGTCTATATCCATCTAATCACTCACTTTTAGAAAAATATAAAAATATAGTAGATTACAAATAGTCGACCCTCATTAACTGATTATTTAACTACATACACACAAGTAACACAATGAAGAGAGCTCATAAGAAATCATCGAAAAAGGGGGGCAGTCGAATCATGGACAAGCTAAGATCTCTTGGTAAAAAAATCAAACACGAATTCACTGACTCTAACTCTGCATTACGAACTCAGTTCCATAGAGATAAGCCTCTCCGAAAAACGATTATCCCTGCCGTTACAAGTGTTTTAGCTGCAGATCCTGGAGCCGTTGGTGCGACAGCCAAAGCTGTTGGACTTGCAAACGAACTAGCCTACAAGTTGGGTTACGGGCGAAAACAAAAGTGGGTAAAGTACAAGAAATCAAAATCTCACGGAAAACGCAAATCTAAGTAAATGACCTCTATTTTTACGTCATATAAAAAAACTAAAGGGTTTAAAATGTTTGGTAAAGACTGGGCACCAATCCACGAGTTAAATTTATATTACTGCGATTTGCGGTATGACGAAAGTATGATGATACGTAAGATTATGCACATAGGACACAAGCTTAGCCTACCTAATTGTAAAGATAAAGACGGGTACATGCTGATTTTAAAGGATCTACACAAACGCATAGCTGAAAAGACAAAGGAAAAGGAAGAGATAGAGGACTTAATAGAAGAGTCGTTCAACGAATTAGTAGGGAGAAAACAATTTACTCTAAGTTAAACTCAATTAAGTACTTCCACTTCCACACGTTGCTAAGAATGAACGGACTGGCATTAATAAACCCTTTATACCTTAACGGGTAGTTGTGAATGTTGATGGGATCACAATCTGACGTCAGAGTCATCAAAAAGTTGTAGAATTGCCTCTGTTGATCATATGAGAGACAGCTTTGACACTCTAATGGCCATTTAAGCATATCACTTCCCACACACTCCGCAATTTCGACTAGCGCATTGAAACGCTTCATATCCATAGAACTCGGCATCTGAATCGAAGTCGTTTACTTTGTAGTCTATGTAAGCTTTTTGGATTTGAGCAAGACTGTAAAGCACTAAAAGAGCTTTTGCAATAAGAACTACAAAACAAATAAAAACTGGGAACATGCCTCGGACTAAGCCAACTAAATGCAGACGTATAATAAAGTTGTCTGACCTAGGTACACTGTGTGAAACTGTAGAGCCTGCGTTATTAATTAACCCTTTTAAAACTGAACTCTTTTCAACTCCCGAAAGCCACAGCTGTTTTGAGCACAACGAACTATGCTATGATGACTCAAATAGTAGCGAGGCAGTTAATTTTAAGATGCCTTGGGATGACCCAGCACAATTGAAATTTCTAAAGCAAATCCAACCGATAACGTCTGAAACGTTTGAGCAAGTCTTTGTAAACCGAACGCCTGAAGAATGCCTTAAAGAACAAGAATGTGAACAACGATCAGAAGAGTGGCATAAAGCTCGTGCTTTCAGTGTTACAGCCAGTCAGTTTGGTGCATCCGTTGGTCATAACCGTTACATGTCACGACCCGCGTTGCTTCGTTACAAAATTAACCCTCAGGAAGCTAAGATTCCTCAACAATACATAAAGTGGGGTATCGAACATGAGCAACATGCTGAAGAAGCATTTTTAAAGATGCTTGACGAGCGTTCACCTGGTATGATCTCTATACAACACCCTGGTCTGTTAAAACACCCATCAAAACCATGGACTGCTTGTTCACCAGATGGCATCCTAAGACGTTGGGAAAATGGAGTTGAACACGTTGAACTGATTGAATACAAAGCACCAGCGTATCACCGTGAAAAACTAGGCCATCCATACTCCAAAGATACATACAACATTCCAGCTATGTACTTAGATCAGATGCAAGGTTCTATGTGGCTCATACGAAACCACGACCTTGTCCGTGGCGGCGCCACCATGAAAGGAGGTTGGTTTGTGGTATGGCAACCTCATGCTCTATACGTTACTTACGTGCCCTACGTGGAAGACTATGCGAACAGGTTAATGGAGGGTGTGCACAGCTTCTTCAAAGATGAGTTTGTCCCAGCTTGCGTGGAAAAGATAAACAGTACATAAATTTTTAAAAACGATGGAATCAGCTGACGCGGTCCGACAGCTTATGAATTCAGCCAACGAAGACATACTTAATGAAATTCGGACTACAGAGCAACTTCAAAACACAGTCTATAACGACTTTCTAGACTTGTTAACAACTGAAAATTTTTTTGCACCTCTACTTCAATCTAAATCTAAAGAACTCGTTGGTCGTTTTTGCATTAACTCCCGAATCGCCGTCCATGCTGCATACATCACCTGCGGAACGTCTGTTTTTCTCGATAGTCCGGGCCATTTTGAAGTTACCTTCACTTCCTCTGGACTCGCAAACGTATCCTCCTCGTGGGATCAATACTTTTGTATTGCACTCACAAACAACCTATCACCCTACGTTCAAAACAAAATCCGTTTTACGTTAAGCACCAAAGGCTGGAAATGCTGGTGGGCTAACGGAAAATTCCTTTTTCAACCCTCCATGGACGCAAAACTCATCGAAGAGTCAGTCCTTCTTGCAAGCTTATATCCTCAAGAAATAACGCGTACCGACGCCGTTCACCGTTCGCCGTTAACTTTTGACTGGACTACTGCTTGTAACTCATGAAGAGCATTCTCTGCCTTTTCTACGTCTTTAGGTGTCGTCTCGTCAATATCTACCGATGCTTCAAGCTTTGTGCCGCAGCAGTTAGATCGTATCCGCCTATGATTGATTGTGTTATAAACTTGTTTTAAAACTAAGAGAGCAACTACTATTGATGCTCCAATTCCTCCACTGATATATTGATTTGAATCCATATCAGTAACAAGTCATAAATTGTAACAAATGAGCTATCCTTATTCATTAACTCCTGGTCATGTAACGCTTTCAGAGGATTGGACAAAAACAGGAAGCCATTCACTCACCGAACGCAGACTCACCGAAGCCGTTCGACAGAAGGAGCTTCTAGACAACCAAAGGGTATACTCGTTACTTCTTGATAAAAATCGGCAAGCTGGATATGATAGACTCCTTTTTGGACCCAACGCTCTGTCGTCGCTTTATCCAAAGTCAAGTCGAAAGTATGCAACTAACGACGAGGAACGGAGCTCGACTCTTCAGCAGTATCGTCGTTAACGCCTTTGTACAGAGGACTAGGTCGTTGTATTCCCTCTTCGCATTCATCGGTAAAGATAGGAAGCTCTTCTAAGTCATCTTCGTACTCGTAAGAAGGCGTTCTAGGTGTTGCAGGTGGGGTGGGTGGTTCAGAACACGGAATCCATTCTTGAACCGTTAGACGACTGTGAGCACTTGAAAAGGTAATTTCAATTGACTCCATGGCTATAAAACGAGGTTCTTCAGTTTCAGGTATAGGGGTAAGCATATCAAAATCGTTGTAATCAAAATTTAAAAATTCGTCGTCAATAAAATAGTCTTCGTCAAAGTACTTGTTCAAATTAAAGAGGCCTTTCATCATAATGGATCACTACGACTTAGACTTACCTAATATGACAAGCTCAACGGATGGATCGCAGAGCCTAGAAAGCACCGTACAGACAATCAAGTACTCATTGATAGTGCTCATTTATCTGGGTATTCGCGATGTGATGAAATATGCTGTTCCGTTAATCAAGGCTTTTATTGCAGATAAACTGAAAACGGTTTAGAAGTTGTTAAGAAGCATCGCGAGTTTGATGTCGTCAAGGTTTTCACCTTTGGCGACTTTGCGAATAGCTTGCTCGATTTGAGCGCGGATAGGCATTTCTAGATAATTATATTTAGGTGTTGCAAAGACATAGAAGTGCACAATTGCTTTTCCAAAACGACGAAGAGTTAACTCAGGTAGCATTAAACCTTGCTCAATAAAATCTTTCAGCTTTTGTTCATAGCTTTCAGCCCCATTATTGTATGCGTTGGTAGCAGCATCGTAGAGTGTGTGTAACTCCGGGGCTCGACCGGATCCAGTGGTAAGGTTAAAGTCTTTTTCGGGTACTGAAGGTCTGTACTTCTTATTGTTAAATTTTGGGTATTCATCTACTAATGTAGCTGTGATAGAAGGCTTAAGGAATGGCATATTATGTTGTGTGAGTGCACTAGCTTGAAGATATGAAACACCCGGCACTACAAGATCAAACGGCGTGTCTTGTAATCCGTGCACACGGCCAATAACACCATCTCTAGCGTTAATGATTCCGTAGGACGGTTGGGTTAACTTAGAGTCTATTGTTCGAGGAGCTGCAAACGATAAACCACCCGTTACGACTCCATCTAAAATTAGTTGGTCCGTTATAGCTCCACCTAACGAATGTCCAACTGCAAACACATCCCAATTTTTCTTGTAACCTCTTGGTTGAACAGGGTTGTCAGAAAATAACAACCGTAGTGATTCCTCTACGTGATTCTTTATTTCCTGGTATTCCGGTGAAGGTTTAAGTAAGTTTTTCTTTGGATTCGTAAACACAACTCGATCTAACGCTAAATCAGTCAAGTCGTCTGTACCACGAATGGCAACAACCACAGTGCCTTTGTTAGGGTTACCATCAAGCGTTTTTACAATTCGCGCCTTACGATCTGTGCCATCGGCAAACACTACTTCACTCAACGTGTTCTGAGGGATAGGTAAAACAGCATCATCGGTTGTCCGTTTCCTACGTGTACGCGACAAATCCTCTTCGGACGCATCAAGTGTTTTCAAAATCGCAGTTTGGACCTCGTCAATTGGACGGTCGCGAGTCGTGATCATTTTTTAATAATCAGACGACTGTAATTTCGTGTGCTTTTAAGTAGACAATAATGGACACAGGTGGTACAATGAAAGGAGGAAAGTCAAGTGCAGTGTTGAAGGCTATTCGAGCAAAGCGATCCAAGAAGCCATCTAGGTCAGGAAAGATCATCGGCTCTAGGATTCAAGTCTATCGTGGAAATGCAACCCACACGACTGGGCGTTTGACTAAGGATGATCTTATTCGAAACCAGCATGGTCGAATTGTTAGCAAAAAACGACATGAACAGGGAAAGACAGCTATTCAATACCTTGAAAAGGGTGGCTACAAGGGTGTTCTTCCCAGTAAACGAACAAAGACGGGTGGATCAATGAAAGGAGGATGCAGTGTTATTAACGCACAAGTACCCGATAAGTTTAAGACTGGAGACGCTCTTCGAGGTGGCTGTGGACTTGTTACAAACAGTGGAAAAGTCATTATGGACCCAGAATCTAGTACTGTTGACCCAGATGCAATTTTAGACAAGTAAACAGTTGACAGTTAACCTGTTGACAGTTAACCTGTTGACAGTTAACCTGTTAGCAGTTAACCTGTTGGCAGTTAACATGTTGACAGTTAACCTGTTGACAGTTAGCAGTTAACCTGTTTACAGTTGGCAGTTTGACAGTTGACAGTTTGACAGTTAAGCCGTTAGTTGTAAAAATATTTGTTCAACGTCTAATCATCCTTTTTAACACCGCTAGCCTTCTCCCATGCCTCTGGATCACAGTCGAACCCCTCAAAGACACAGATGCGATGGTCTGCACCGGGTTTTCCATTGCCAGGACCGCGGTGGCAGTGTGCGCAAATCCAATCAGGCTTCTTCTTGGGTAAGCGTATGGGAAAGATAGCATCCGAGTTCTTTGTCGCAGGAGTGTTTCGAACTCCGATGACTTCGGGTACCTTGAACTTCTCCTTCTTGTCGGCTCTATCAGCTTCGACCATGCGCTCAAGTGGTGACTTGATTTTTGGCTTGTCGACTTTGCCAACGAGGCAACCTCCGGTGCTAAGGTGGTGCTTGTCGTCGATGCTCATGTACTGACAACCCTTGCACGTATCCATCATCGTTGCATCGACATCGTGCATGCTGTACATGAACTCAGAAAACTCGCGGAAGTGATCGATGATGTTCTGGCACTCGCGCTTGTCGTTGTCTCTGCAAAGCTTCTCTGAATGCATGCAATGAGGACAGTAGGCGAACGTACTGACGCGATCCTTAAACTCGTTCAAAAAGGCCCTGAATGCGTCGCTCTTATTCATTAGACGATCATGTAGGTGAATGGATGCGCGATCACCCTCAAGAGCAAGGTCTTTGTACGTGTTGAAGAGACCTTGGAGCTCAGAGAGAAGGTTGCGGTATTCTTTACCGAGAAGCATGTGATTCTGAATCGGCTCGTAGTACATCAGCTCCGTCTTGTAAACACCAATCATCGTAAGCTCTTGGCTACGTAGTTTTTCGTGCTTGTTAATCTCCCACGAGGTGCCGCGGCCATCGCGCTGAAGCTCGAACGCTTTCTTGTCGCGGTCTTGCTCTTCGTTAATCTTGTGAAAAATCCAGTGCATTTAAAACTTCGAAATCGACGCTCAAACTTCACAGACTATCGTGAATTAATGATTCTGAGGGTTGGGTAAATTTGCAGGACTTAAAAAAAAGTTTTGCGATTTTTTGTTTTTTTGACCAGAACCGACCCAGAACTCAGAAGAACTCAAACCCACAAAAAAATCAAAATTTCGAAAAAATTTTTTCAAGCCTCAAAATTAAAACCACAACAATGTCTGTTCAATACAATCGTGCTCTAGCTGAGAAATTGACGATCGAAGGTGTAATTCGCGAGTTACAATTTAAGCGATCACATTTGCTGACTCAAGCAACCAACACGAAGATGGAGATCGATAGCTACGAGAGGCGTCTTGCCGAGGTTAAGCTCACCGTAGATCGATACAAGCCTGCACGTCCTGATCTGATGGAACCAGAGCCTCGTCAGTGGCCTGTCGTCAAGTCCAGAGGCCCTTCGATCGATCGTTCGCAGATGCCTAAACGACCAACCGAAGAAGTCGAAGACGTGCCTCTTCAGTCACCTCCACGCATCCAACGCAAGCTGCTCACGTATCGTGAATTCATGCGCAAGTACCACAACTGGTCCCCAGCTACAGAGATGGAGAAGGTGGACGACATCGAGGAGTTTTCCGACGACGAGACCAAGCTGTTCAACGTAGTTAAGAAACAACTCCAGAAGACCAGCGAAACAAGCACAACTAAGGCCGAAGTCTTTCCATTGATCCCTGGAGGTGTTCTACCCAAGGGCACTCGACCTTTAGACCTTATCACGCTTGGAAGCGATGGCATTTCCAAGCTCGTTGAAGCTCACAAGCAGAAGAACAACGCAGAAGCAATCAAGAAGAGTCTCCAGTCTCTCCCGCCTCCTCCATCTCCTCTCGTTCGCAAAACTGGAGGCAAAGGCCTCATGCGTCGCTCAGAGAGTAAAACATCAAGTACTCTTGTTGTTGAGGACTCAGACGACGACAAGTCGGACGCAGAGAAGCCTACAGAGCAAGACTACGACTCTGACAAGACTGACAGAATCTTCCCAGAGGAGGGTGGATGGGTTGGCGTAGCTTCTGAGACGTTTAAGGAAGGCGACTACGTGCCACCACGTCCCAAGACACCCAAGCGTCCTCTTGAGGAACCACTTGAGGCACCAGGAGCACCCAAGAAGACTAAGGGTCCTCGTTGGCTCTGTGGCAACTTCTGTGATGACTGTAAACAGAACTTTGTCTGTCACTTCTCTAAGGAGATGCTTGACGATGTTCTACTTCCAAAAGTGTTTAATTCACCCAAGTAAATCATGTAATTAGTGTTGTACAATGTTCTACCTACTCAACCGCGGTAGTTCAACTTCCAAACGGTCAAACAGTCAACGGTCCAACCGCCAACTGCCAACAAACCAACTGTCAACTGTCAACAGGTCAACTGTCAACAGGTCAACTGTCAACAGGTCAACTGCCAACAGGGTAACTGTCAACAGGGTAACTGTCAACTGCCACATCGCTACTTTAAGGATTCCAACGAGACACAGGCTTAGCTTGTATGACTTTCCACCGTCTATACCCTAATCCATTTACAAATACAAGCACTCCTCCGCGTTCACGTGGTCTGAAATAAAGAATAATACGTTGAGACATTAATGCGTAGCCTTGTTTTCTTCTGAGTCTCTTGATTGCACTTCTTCGTTATCGGTGTCCTCCGAGTCTGAAAATATATAGGGCAGCACACTTGGGTGAAAGGTATGCACAGGTGGAGCTGATATTTTTAACCGCTTAGCCTCCGAGCGGTAGAGTTTTGCGGATAAAGCAAGACCAAGCTCACGGTTGCATTCCGTCATTCGTTTCATACGATCCTTCGTCTTTAACTCTGATGTAAGGTTCTTTAATCCACCCAGGATGGCTTGAAGTGTTCTCTCGTTCTGTTCTACAGCGTCGTTAAGGTTCTTGATCTCGTGGGCGCACTCTACAACGTTGTCTTCAATTGAAGAAACCCACACCCGCAAACTTTCAACCGACCCCGCGATTTTTTCCTCTGTATTTGGTACGATAGGTGAAAACTCTTCATCATCATCATAACTAATAAATTCACTTTCATGAGACATTGTTAAACTAAATTATTCGTCGTTTTCTTCGTAATTTCCGTTTTGCTGAAGTTTTGCTCGCTTTCGAGCTTCTTGAGCAGCAAGGCGATTCTTCTCTCTACGGTTGATGCAGTTCTTGCAAGGAGGAGGAGGTTCACGTTGAGCTAGCCCAGCTTGAAAGCCCGATTCATAGACTGTTTGGTACAGCTCAGAGTCCATTCCAGCAGGAGCACGGGGTTGGACGTAGCGTGGGCGCTCGCGGTACTCGTCGTCTTGGACCACCCGACTTGTACGACCCCTCAAAGCGGCTTCACGTTCCATAGATTGTGCTAAGACAGACACAGCACTAGTAAGGGTGTGTAGAGTAGGTGCAGAGCCTGTGTCAGCTGCGGGTGATTCTTCCTCGTCAGATGACACGGGTGAGTCTATAAACGCGTTACGTTTAAAAGGCCGAGAAGTAATCGGTGCAGGTTTTTGAATCATTCTAGCCATTTGAAGCAACGATCCACGAGGTTGTTGGTCCATAATAGGAGCGTGTATACAAATATAATTTAAAACAATTTATGTAATGGGAAAAAACTTAAAGGCTTCTCGCGGTTGGCGGTTCGTCATACCATTAGACCCCCACAACTTTGATGAAGTCACTCAATATGGTGACTACAGACCGCCAGAGATTCCTGAAATGCTTGGTGTAAACTTTGCAAGAGGCCAAGCACAGTTTGCGAATGTACAGCCTGCCAACGATGAGGAGCCTCGGCTAGTAGAGTTTCACGGCTACATAGAGGGAAAAAATCAGCTACGCTATATTCCTCTTCAAAAGTGGCTTCCTCAGGCCACCTTTAACCCAGTCGATGTTAAGCTTCGAGATCAACACATCAGCGATGTAACAGACCCATTCAAGCTTGTTAAGGGCGACCTTCACTGTGGCCTACTCTGGCATAAAGGTGAAATCAGCGTCCGTGGACAAGGCCATCGCAGTGACTTTGATGAGATACGCGAAATTCTAAAGACCGAAGGACCTACCCGAGGAGTCAAGCGAGTTGCAGAAGAATATTCGGCTCAGTTTGTCCGTTACCATGCCGGTATTCAACGGTTGGCCGACATTATTGAAGAACTGCCAAAGGATCAAGCTTTTAGACCTAACCCATTTCAGCAGGTCATGATTGAAGCTTTGAAGAAGCCACCCCATCCTCGTCACATTTATTGGGTCTATGACAAGGCTGGTCACTCTGGAAAGTCTAGGTTGGCAAAGTATTTACAATGCGAGATGGATGCAGTTGAACTTCAAGGTCGAGAGATTGATATTGCCTACGGTTATACGGGTCAACGGATTGTCATCTTCGACATTCCCCGCGCAACACCTTTAATGAGCTACACAGAAGCGTTTACATGTGCTGAAAGAATGAAGAACGGAGGACTGTTTTCACCCAAGTTTCAGAGCAAGTTTAAGCGTTTTAACACCCCTCACATAGTATTCTTTAGCAACGAAGCACCCATTCCTGGAACCTGGACCGAAGATCGTTTACAATTAATCACAGTTGAAGCGCCACCCCCTCCAGCCTTCCATCCTTTTGCTATGCCATTGCCTCAAGCACCACCACCCGTTTATGTCCCAAGCCCTGCAGAACTTATGTCCCAGAGAATGAAAGAATTGCAAACTCAAGCACAAGCTCTTTTCACATGTCACTCTTGTATCACTCGTAAAACGAACGGCCACACGTACAGTCATGGATGTCAATTCAACACAGAAGAGGATATTGGTGTTGAAGTTAACGGTCAACGATATAACGGTCAACCGAAGGGATCCGATACCGAAGATGAAGTAGATGATCGTACAACTGTAACTCAAACGTCTGACATTGAAGATTAAACATCTACAGAGAGCCTCTTTGATTCTGGGCTAAAGGCTTCATCTAAAGAACGCTTTGAAAGCTTCTTTTCATCTGGCTCAGGTGCAGACTCGTCTTCATCCTCTAGGTCCTCGTCGTTTTGAATGATAAACCCTTTAGGAACTTCTACTGCCTTTGTAATGTTTTCAAAGACTACATCTGTCATGCGTAGGATAATGGAAGCACTTCCGTTCACTAGAGACCAATGAGAAATGTTGAAGCGAGCGGAATGAATCATTCCACCCTTGAAGTCGCCAGGTCCAATGACGCGAGTCTTTGGTTGCCCCTTTCCGAAGTCCTTGTCACGTCGAATGGTCGTAGAGATGCACTGTCGTCCATTCAAAACCTTACCATTGAGCATGGCAAAGCGAGTAGCGTTAGGAGGTAATGGGCTTGTCATTTCTCCGTAAGTCACCTTGTCCACCCGTCCATTCGCACATGTGATGGATGTGACTTCACCTCCTCGTCCCGTCACGCGGAATCGGACAATGCTGCTGAAGTCCGGAGAGTTGTCTGCTGTAAATCGTGCCAAAGGCTTGGGGTGCTTTAGCAGAATGCTGGATGGATCCTTCTTGAGAAACTCAGCGTCTTGCTTTGAAAAAAGCTTCTTGGAGTTGTTGAGCATGAACTGATCAAACACCTTGTCAAGAGAGTTGAGACTCTTCCATAGCTTTTGGTTCAGCGTGACAGGGAGAGAGAGCTGTCCACGTCCCTTGTTGGACATAAAGTCTTCGACCGTTAGGCACTCAAACGGCGTGAGGATTGGACGGGCCATCACAGGCTCATCTCCCTCACCGATTAACTGAAAAGAGGATCCGTATCCTAATTTCATATTAACTAAACCAACAGTATCGTGTTCCTGTGGTTGCTTAAACTCAATTGCATCCAACCATTCCTTTTCGGTTTGTGGTAGACTGACAGTAGTTTTATTTTCCATTGTGTGCTGACAGTAAAATACTATAAAATTGAGTGTATACACGTATTAAAATGACCTACTTTTTTAAGCTGTATATTTACGACAAGGCTGAGTGGGTTGAGCGGGGGTCTTTTTTAAGGCACCACGGTCTCTACAGCACAGTTGAGTTGGCGTTCAACGATCTAATCGAAGACATTCGCTATGATCACAAGCACACCCAACTATCTGAAGCCGGTGTGATTCAGCATATCCAGATGCCCATCCTACCGTTAAGTGTTCGAGAAGGAAAGGCAATCTGGGAAAAGGTTCATGTTTTCGAAACAGAGAACACGATTTATGACATATATTGTTTTAAGCTTATACACTAAATAAACCCTCTTACAATGGCTCTATCTAAAATCATGAACGCTTTGCGCATTATGTTTGCAAAGAAGCATAAGAAGAAGGATCTTGCTGCGTACGTACACTCTTTCCAGGGCAATCAGACTGACATCCCCGACCTCTTTAAGCGCTTCCACAAATACAAGTACGGCTTCGGCAAGAAAAGCAAGGGCAAAAAGTCATTACGAAAAAGTTCTCGAAAGGTTAAAAAGTAAACGTAGTCATATATAAGTTTAAAACCTATTTATTAGTGCTTATAGTCTCTTTACATTTTTGTGAAAAAAATCGAAGTGAACCCCATCTCAAAAAATCGAAGTGTCTTATAAAGAGAATACATCTATTCGTCCGTTTAACGATTATCAACGGATATATATAGTCGTTGGTTGATCTTTATCTCTATATAACACTTCGATTTTTTGAGTTCGACTTCACTTCGATTTTTTTCAATGGATCGTCTAAGCTCTTCTATTGAACAAATAGCAAAATTAAACTATGGAGACATATCAAATTTAAAACTTCGGTATCAACCTCCTCGTTTATGTAAAGTGGCCGATTCAATGGTGGACCCGTCCTTACACGACTTTGGCACTCGTGTGTGGCTTCAATCAAAAATTGGTGAAACCAGCGAGTATGCGTTAGCACCAAGGCCTATGACTGATGAAGCGCAACAGAGAGCCAGAGGGACAGATTTTCAGGTTGTCGGAGAACGTAAGACTGGAGACCGAACAAAGGATGAATACGAGGTGTTTGACTTTTTTGTGGATAAAGAAGGCATGATTGATATCTTAAAACAAGGTAGGGCTATTCTTGGTACTATTTCTATGTATACAGGTGATGGGTCGTTAGATTCTCACGGAAACGCGTACTTAATGGTCCCTGAAATTATTAATCACCCACAGTGGGGTAATAGACCGCCTTCGTTCTACATTCTTGAGACGTACAAGTTTCATTCTGATGAAATTGCAAAGGCTTTTCAGTACTACTTTGATGATGTGTTTGACGAGCGTGATCGCCTAGGAGAAAAAGTTCAAGTTACCCGCATTAACACGATTGAACTTCAAAAAGTCGATCCGCTCTGTATGTCTTGGTCGTTAATGATGCTCTTTTACCTTGCGAAAATGCCTATACGTCAAAGTGTTATGGTTGGTGACAAATATGAAACGGTTGAACGACCTTTACAGTTAAACGTTGCTGTGCCCAGTTCAATCAACCGAGCAATTATGAAACTCAAGTCAGATATGGGTGGGGAGTTTTTACCCGCTGAAGCAACGTCCACCGTCTTTCCTCATTTATTCGGTACAGGCAAGCGTGGACTTGAAGTTGATGATATTGCAGAGGTTAAACCTGGTGACCTTTTTATTCATCACTCTAAGGTAGGCTTTCCAACGTTTTCTAAGCTGTTTCAAGGCAGCAAATATATTTGGACTTATAAGAATGGAGCCATGAGTGAACATAGCGGTTCTAAAAAGTATCTAAAGGCAACTTCACCGCTTAAGCTTTTTGATCTTCTTACTCACGATGGAACTATGTTCTTTAGAGAAACACTACGATCATTGGACCCTGAACTCCTAAAGGTGTTTGATCAAAAAATTGTGAACATGGATGATTTTTTAAAGGGCGATGCACCACAGTTTAGGTCTGTTGGTGGTTTAGACAAGGAGGTTGCAGATGGGTTGGCAAAGTATCAAGACTCTCATGGAATGGATGGTTGGCAGTTGAAACTAGGGTCTAATCCGGATGTTGAGTACTTTTTTCTAAAACCATCAGAGCATTTTTCGATTCGACCTAGGCTTCGTGAATAATTTAGAGTGATATAAACCAATTTAAGCTTGTTTTACGATGTCGTCTGCTTTTTTAAAGAAACTCGAGATGTACCCCCTTTCTAACGACGACCTTCGTAAAATCCTAGGTCCAGTCCGTATTATTACCTATCCAGAGCTTGAAAACGAAACACTTAGCAGCCTTTTTCGAGAGCAACCTTACGTGATCGTACTGTTTTTGACAGAGGATGAATCAACGGGTCATTGGCAGGCTATGCTTATGCGTGAGGGAGGTAAACAATTAGAGGTGTTTGATTCGTTTGGAATTCGAGTGGACGGAAACCGGGCGTGGCTAAGCAAGGATGAACGTGAGGCGTTAGACCAAACGCTGCCTAACATTCATAACATCGTGAAAGGCTTTCCTGGTGAACTAGTTTATAATAACGTTAAGTTACAAGAGGATTCTAGGAATACGTGTGGTCGTCACATTGCGAGTCGTATTCTTCACGATCATTTATCAATTCAAGACTATATCAAATTAATTGAACGAAGTGGGATTAAACCTGACGAGTTTGTCACACTTTTGACTTACCGCATTCTTCATAAATGAAGAGAGCATTTGATAACAGCGTGGTTGGCGGATTTGCCTCCCAAGCAGGGCAGATCAGTGCTGGGATGACGACCACGAAAGACCATGTCTACTACAATACGAACATGGTAAACATTCAACGAGAAGACCACACAGAGCTTCACGGCATTGAGACTCAGTTTAGCCAGACCCGTGTTCTTCCAATCGTTGGTAAAACAGCCCGTGCTGAAATCGCTTTAAAGACTGCGGATATCCAAACTAAGTGTTTACCTATCTTTCAACCACAGGTTCAAATCAACCCTAACCCGGCGACTTCGGATATAAACCGTCTAATTTACGAGGTTGGCTTGTCGGCCACCTGGAGAAATTCTTTACTTGAACTTCCACCTGATGGTGTTACGTTATCGTCGTTAGCTATAACGGGAAACGTCACTTATCCACCTTCACCTGGCTACATTTATGTTGAACGTGACAATGAAGTGTCGTACTGGGCTGAGTCTACATTTTTGAACTCACCCAATGCGTCTATTCCGTTAATTGACTCGTTTAATACAACTGAAAACGTAACACTTTTTCCAACCAGCGTTACTAACACATCTTTGATTGCACTTTTTAACTACTTTCGAGGTGCAATTTCAAACTTGGCAAATCCGGGCGTTATTCCAACAACTTCTGCTATTCGCAATACTTGCTTAACTCCTGTGGTTGTTCCATCTGTAAAAACCGAAATTTTAACAGCTTTAATACCAGAAGAAAATGATCCATACGAAGGATATCTAGTGGTTTTAGTCGATTCTATTGAAGGATTTTTAGTTGGAGACCGTGTTCGTTTTTTTGGTATCCGTGACTTAAGTGATTCATTTCAACCATTAGCAAACCCGTACGCAACTGTAGCATTTGTCTTACCATCCTATTCACTGAATGCAACTTCTACAAATAGTCCTGCTTCACCAGCATTAGTGTTTGAATTTACGTATCCTGTTCCAGCGTATGTGTCACCATCGTTTGGACTTGAAACTCCAGTCTATCAAGCACCAACATTTAATTTAGTAAATACTCCAATCCCATCACCTTCATATGGTCTTATAGCATGTGTATTTGATTCACCGTCGTTTGGTTTAGATGAGTCTTTAAATGAGCTGACTTTCAACGTTACTGATACTAACAGCTTTTACCGTTTTACCCCAGGCACTCTTATTGAAGTTACTGGTGCTCTAGATCCAAGAGTTAATGGTCAATACAGTGTCATTCGAACAAATGGTAATACTCAAGTAGTCGTCTCTGCAAATGGTATTACATTTCCAGTTCCAGTTAATGACACAACAATCACACTTGTAGGTCAAAACCCTTTGCTAGTTTTTAATGTAGCTGACAATTCTAGGTTTACCTACGGTGCTCAAGTTACTGTTCAAGGTGCGCCTGATCCACGCGTAAATGGCACTTGGTTTGTTTCTTCAACACAAGGAAGTACACAAGTAGTCTTTGAAGTTCCAAGGACTATTACTCAACCATGTCCTCAAGGTCCAACAACACTCACAATTGAGGGTTCTTTGCCTGAGGTATTCTTTAATCTTGCAGACAATAGCCCGTTTTCTGTTGGTGATCTTGTAGCAATCAGTGGTTCACCAGATGCACGAGTTAACGGTCAATTTAACATTGTTCGATTGCAAGGTACTACACAAATTGTTGTTGATAACGCTGCTTTAGATTTTCCTGTAGAAGTCACTCCTACGGTTATAACTATTGTTGGCGACCCTCCGCAGTTAACTTTTAATGTTGCTACAAATTTACCCTTTCCAATTGGAACTGTCATCAATGTTTCAGGATCACCTGATCCCCGCATTAATAGCCAGTTTACGGTTGTAAAGCTTAATGGAGGTACTCAAATAGTTGTCAATGCACCTGGTCTAAGTTTCCCAGTTACTGTCACATCAACAATTATCACAATAGCAGTTGGACCTGTCTCATTTGCTGATGGTTACGTTATCAATGAAACAGTTCGTGATGGTGGTCATATTGAATTTTTGACAGACGAACAAGAATTTCAACCTTTAAATATGGTTGGAACTACTCCATCTCAATTAGGTACAATCACATTACGTTTACCTAATAATTTTCCAACTATTGTCTCTGATAATGGGTTTTGGAGGGGTTTTATTAACAACGTAGATGCTCACCCACTGAATGCACCGATTGACCTTGAAATAACATCATACAATGCTGTATTCACACCCTCTCAAATTCGTCAATTAGCTCAGTTATATAACGGTTATTACACGATTGTTACTCGCACCTCAACGACAATTACGCTTGCACCTGTATCAAAATCAGTCTTAATTGGCAATGATGACTTGAGTGCTATTGGGTTTAAAGTTTCACTGGCTCCCAACTTTTACACGTTTGATACAAGAGAAGACGTAGTTTTTAACCCATCAACAACTGTAAACAAAATGAATTTTATGAGAACAATGGGTTACATACCTTCTGCTACGTTGCAGGTCCAAAGCCCGACTTATCCACCTACGGCTACTGTTCCTCCTAAAACTTGGACACGAGCTTACACAGTAGATTGGAATTTTTCAGCCTATCGCAACATCACTTGGTTAACGCAAGACACAACCGCAAACAAACCCAGGCTTCCTCTACAAAATCAAGACTTTGGTATTGATAATGGTTCATCTACGTATTACAACGTATATGAGATCAATAAATTTATTAATGACTGTGTTAACCCTGCTATTGATGAATCAATTACAGATCAGACTGCAGATGTTGTCAATTTTGAGGCATACAGTTTAAATAGTCAGCTTGCTTTCTGCTACAATGCATATAAAAGGTTGTTTTACTCACCAGCAATAGCTTTTGTGTATAATCCATCTAACACGTATGTAATTGGAGATACGGCTGTGTCTGGTGTTACTTCATCATCGTTTGTGTTTATGTGTTGTAGGACGCAACCTGCACCAGATAAAATACCACTGGGTCCTGTTTCAAATAAATCATGGGTTTATCTTGGATTAGTGCCTTACCAAAGTAGTGAAACAACTCCGTATGCATTATGTATTTCTCAAATCACAACCGTTAATTCAATTATCCAGATTGCTGGTATGCAAATTTACCCTGGTGTAGACCCTTTAGATGCTTCTCCTATCACGTTATCATTTAGAACCCCACCACCTTTAAGGCCGACCTTTGATGCTTTAATACCCGTACCTATCTTTACCACTGTTGCTCCTGAATTTCATTACAACGAATTAACGCTTTTATCATCAATAAAGTATGATGGGTATGGCTTTGGTACAATTAACGTTATTCAACCTGGTTTAGAGCAGCAATCTATCGCACTATTAGACTACGGTCGAAGGTCATGGGGTAACCAAGGAACTAACAATGCGGATGAGTGGGTCACGTTTGAGTCTAATACTTCCTTTAAATTCCTATTTGACAACTTCCCGTCATATTGCACAGCGTATGAGGACACTCTAGCGGTTTTGCGCAATGGAACATCGTTCCCATTGATAAGTTATTGGGTGTGGGATAGTACAAGTAGTCATGACCCACGAACGGATACGCAGTTTTATCAAATTTCTCAAACTTCGGAGTCTCTGTCTTCGTGTATGTCACCCGTAGAAAGTATTGTCGTGGTAAGCGAAAACGTTCCTGTTTTGGAAGAACTCGCCTCACCAGCCTCGTACTTAATTGACTCTGATTCCACGGCATACTTTGCTCGAACAGATACTGTCTCGTTAACAAATAAAATTATAGGTGAAATCCCACTGTGGAACTTTGCACCGTATAACGTTCGTTCAGTGATAAGGTATGACGCAAACGAACTTCACTTCTCAGCTCTCTTAGACACAAAAACGTTTAAGCAATTGGAATATTCGCTGTACTATCGACACAGGATTACACAACAGCTTGTTCCTTTAATTTTGAGCAATTACGGAAGCGTTAACATAAAATTCGTATTTAGACCTATATCATAATACAATGGCTGAAATCGAGAAGATTGCAGTTTACGACGCTCGTATCATCCAGGACCCACCAAAATATGCGGTTCAGAAGGGCGCTCTTTCAGTGAGCACATCCTCCTTTCAGGCAAACGCTGCAAACTCAAGCCAACTTTCATTTCAGGTATTAGTTCCATCATTAAATGTATTCACAGACCGAAAAATTGAGTTGAATTCATCTGCATTTGTTTACGCTGAAGCTGTTCCTTCTCAAAACATTATTAATGCACCTGCACAAACTTTTCCTTTCACTGTTGCTGCTGGTAAATATGTTGCACCCATTACAGATGCAATTGCTGATTGCTACCGTCAACAGGATACAGTGACATGCCCAACTTTTAAGCCTGATGGTAGTGCTCCAAGTGGTGGAAATACCGCTTTGATTGTACCTTCTAATGCATGGCCGGGTCTTGTCGAATCATCTACTCCTTCTCTACCTCTACCATCAGATGCAGGAACGTTATTTCAATTACCATTTACTCAACAGACAAACCCCCAGGGAGCAATTTATTACACTGGTCCTTCGTGGAAGGTGTTTCCATCAACATCCCCTTTGGCTGTTATTGACCCTGATTGCATTTACACAACAGCAGCACTTGCAAACCCATTCCTTGCCGCAAACGTTACTGATATCTCAGGTGTCTTGAATTTGGATTACAATTTGATTGGTAGAATTGATGCTGTTACCTCTGGTGCAGATTATTCTATGTGGTTGCTTCTAGAGCTTATTGACCCTGTCGCGGGTACAAGTTTTGGAAGCTGCAGAACTGCTGTTTTCACAAATCTTCCTTTTGGTACAGGAGCTTCAGACATTACCGCTGCTTCATCAGTTGGTACTGGTTCATTTCCAATTGTTAACGGTTCTGCGCTAGCAACTTGTGCAACGGTCGCTATTCGATCTACTATGTACGGAACTGGTTTTAGCATTCCCAACCCACCTGGACTGTTTAAACTTTACTTACCATCTAATCCTTTCCTTGCATTAGGACCAGTACTTGGAAATGCAGGAGCAGGATCATTCCTTCTCAGGGGATCAGACAGTTTGACATCTTCATTGAGCACTACATACCGAAACTATTATCAATCAATTGGTGCTCCAACTGACCTCTCTTTGGGTATGTTTCCAGTGCAGTCTCTTGCAACATCTGTTACTGTTACAATTAACGATTGCTCAGTTAGTATTCAAGGTGATGTTTTACGTGAACAGCTTCTTCTTAGTCAGACACGGGATTCTCTTATGCAACGAACATGCCCTAGTAAGTTTGACATGTATGCGTGGACTCAAGATGACGCAAAGACATATAACGGTGTTACTGCAGGATTTGATGGTGCCCGTGATAGTGATATTCCTAACGGGTCTTATCCTATTCGGTTTGTCCACCCGACAACTGGTGCTTTTCTTAACCAGTATGATGCATACACAGTTAATGGAATTGTGGTTCCTATCATTAACTGGACACCTGCGTTTATACCTCTCAACTCTAACTTGATTGGTCAAACTCTTGTAACATCATCAATGGGCACATGGACCATCACACCCACTGCTGCTGACGTTCCCCTTCCAATCATGTACCGTTTCCAGACAACTGAGCCATTGTGCGTTAGCCCGTTCTTGTGGCAGGATTCAAAGCAAATGACTGAGGTTGGTTTATACGGCATTACTAACATGACAGTAAACATGACTCTTGGCAACCCAGGTGCTATTCAAGGCTATTCTACACGATCATCTACATCTCCTCTTTCAGTTGGTCAGATTGGACGTTTGTATGCTGATAAGCTTGATAACTCATATGGCTCTTACCAATACATGACTCGTCAATCGGGTATTAATGCTTTGTATGGTAACGTCAGGCTTCAACCACCAACTAATAACGCTGGTAACCAAACTGGACCATGGACTACCCCCCCTCGTCTACTTTGCACTTTCTTAACCCCACCACCTGAAATTACACTACCGCTTGTGTCTAGTGTTCCATATGTTGAATTTCCTCGCTACAATAGCACTTCCTCAGCCACATGGAGCAGCACTGGAACTGTTCAGGTGTCATCAAACACGGTTACGCTCTCTTCAATCCCTGATCTTTTGGTTGTGTGGGCAAGACCTGCGTTTCGTGGCCAGACTCAAAGCGATACTTACATTCCTATCTCAAATATCGGAGTCACTTTCGACAACTATGCCAACCTTTGTTCTAACTATTCTCAAGAAGATTTGTATGCGTGTGCTGTTGCGGGTGGTCTTGACATGGACTGGAATCAATTCCGTGGATATGCTCGCGAGCGCTTTTCGACGCTAACACCCGTTTCATCAGGTGCCCTTGGATCTGGAGTGTATGACACTTTCCAGGGTAACTCCCCTAACGTCCAACTTACAGGTTCTCCTATCGTTCTTCGTATGGGACAGGATGTTCCTTTGTCTTCTGGTTTGGCTCCTGGAACACTCGGAAACTACAGTGTCCAGGTGAATGTTACACTCGATAACTCAAATGGATTTTTCAACTACCTAGGTGGTTTGAGTGCTTCTAACAACGTTATCATTACTATTATGGGAGTTAACTCTGGTTTCTTTGAGTCTGTTCGTGGAAGCAGCGCTATCCGCAAGACAATTCTCAATACCAACGATGTTGAGGCTGCATCTACCAGCTCCTCTGTTACATCTTCTCAGCTTGTTCGCTTGGTGGGTGGTGCTTCCGGTATGCACACTAGCTCTAGGCTTACTACATCTCTCGGCATGCCTCAGTTTAAGCCTGCTATGGGCGATGAGCCTCGCATGCGCAAGATGGCTCGCATGTCGGGAAGCATGATCCCTCAATAAATTAAACAAATTAAACAATACGTCTATATTCATCCTGAGTTCTAAGAGAGTGACCCATTGATTCAGCTTGCTTTCGCCTGTCTTCAATAGATTTCGGGACTTGATCCTGAGCATTAATGTAAGCATGCCTCGCAATATTAGTAGTGACTGGCTTATCAAAAATACGTTGAAATTCTCTATTTTTCCAAACTAAAAATGAAGCCTTTGACCACGGTTTTCCTGATTCCATTTCAAAAAGATACTCACGCGGTGTGTTCTTTAATGAGGTATCAATAGCGTTCTTTAATTCTTGTGGTAGTTCTCGTACGAGGAGTGGCCATTTTTTAGAGGTCTTGTGGCTGCGAATCAAAAGCTTTGCGGGTTGTTTAGGTCCGTTCCAAATTAAGACGTTTTGCTTGCTTTTCGTGTCAGGGTCTTCAGATTTTATGATCTTTACTTTACTGAGATCACCACCTCGAGTTGGGGCGACAAGGCTGTGAAAACCGACTAATAAATGACCATAACTTCCAGGCTCGGAAAGTCTCATTTTTTTCTCAGTTTCTAACCACTCTGAAAGCGGGACCCATGACTCCTTTTCTCGCTCTGACAAGCGGTTACGTTCAATCACTTTCTGAACTTGAGCATTTAACACTCGAACATTACGAACCCAAAACTTTTGCTTTTCAAGTAGTTCTTCAGGTGCGATTTCAGACTCTTCCGCTCGCTTAATCAATGAAGCCATTGCCACCATATTAGACTTTGCAGAGTTTAAAGAAATTGTGTTCTTGCGTAAGAGTTCTTCGTAGATCCCTATAACCTGTTTAGGATGCATTAAGATATAATAAAGAGTGTCTGCCGACGTCTTCGGGATAGATGATTTAAACGTTTTACCTTTCATGACCCGTTTCACTTGGTCTAGTTGTTTTAAGTAACTTCGTTTTGACTCTTTGGTTAGTTGGTTTGCTGACATAACAGCATTTGTAAATACGTGATCAGAAATCATCATGTCTGTGTTTTCTATTTCTAAAGACTCTAAAGATAAAGAAGAAAATGGTGTACCTATTGCTATCTTACATGGAAAGGGCCGTCTTGATGGTGATCTTGTTTATCTTGAGGAGAGCCAGGAGGATGAGTCCCCGCTAGAAGCACCCGACGGTTACAAATTTGCCATTGAACCAACACACCATGAAGGAGGCAGAGATGTGATTATGGTGGGTGGTAAATCAGGAAGCGGAAAAAGTCATATAGCACGCAATTTTGCGATTCGTTATCATGTACTACACCCTGAAAATCCGATCTTTTTTATCTCTTATCTAGACGAAGACCCCACCATTGATCAAGCGTCAAAGGTTATGAAACGAATAAAACCTGAGACACTATTAGAATCAGATCTCTCTGTACACGATTTTGAAAACAGTCTTACGATTGTTGACGATGTTGAAGGCTATGAACGAAGTAATAAAGACATACATAACAAAATTCAAATGGTCATTGATATGATTGCAACTATGGGTCGCCATAACTCTTCTTCTATAGTGGTCTGTAGTCACTTATTAACAGATTACAAGAGAACTCGTTTGTTTCTAGGAGAGGCCAATCATTTTGTGGTCTTTGCTCACGGTGCTAGTCAAAACCAACTCTACAATTTACTGTGTCGATACTCCGGTTTGGATAAAACTGATGTTGATGCAATTCGTAACCTACGATCAAGATGGGTATGTGTAAGAACCATTTTCCCATTGACTGTGATTCATGAAAACGGGGTTTACATTTTAAGACCTAAGGCTTCACCTATGAAGAAAAGAAGGGTTTTATTAGGGTCTCAGTGAAGCTCGTGCAGCAGATTTGTGTGCTAGTTGTGATTCTACTATTAAGTTAAAATCGTTTAAATTTGCCTTTACATAGTCATCAAAATTAGGTCTTCCAATGAAAGGTAACCTCTCATATCGTTTTCGCATTTGATAAATTGCATACTTAACAGCTGTTCTCTCTTTTGAACCTACAGCACCAACGCCACCAGCTGCATCAATAAGCGATGAAATAAAGGGGTGTCCTGGGTAGCTTTCAGCTGTAGCAGGCCCTCCGTAGCTATTTACAGCAGGTGGTATTACTTGTTCTTTCGCTGCCGCCGCGGCCTCTGTTTCTGTTTCAATTCGTCGTCTTTGTCTTGGTGGTTCATTATCTTCTTCATCTTGTGTTAAATCAATTAACTCTGGTGGTGGTCTTACAGGTTGAGGTTCTCGTGCTGGTGATCGTAATGACTCACGTGGTCGAAGTCGAGGTCGAGATGCAAGGGCTTGTGCTTGGATTGCTTTTTTTAATTCATCGTTTTCAATGTCTATAAAATCCTGTTGAGGTGTTGGTGCTGGTATATTTGCCAATAAATCAGTCGGTAAAACAGGCTCAGGGACAGGTTCAGGTGGTGGTGGTTTAATAGTTTCTTTCTTTTTTGCAACAAAGCTATCAAACAATTGTTTCGCCTCATCAACAGCAGGAGGTCCACCATTATTACCATAAATTTCATCACAGCGAGCAGTATCACTAGTTAATTCAGCTGGAAATCCGCGTGATGTGTTAAGTTTATAAACGAGAATAGGTATAGCGAGACATTCTAATTTTGATCTATAGTTTGTGTATTCATCACCTCTTGGAAGAGGCCCGTCAACTTTTTTCATTAACGTTTCAGAAGTAACATCAACAGTATAGTGAAAATCAAAGCTAATTTTCGTCACTGGCTTTGTTGGTACAGCTTTCAAATATGCGTCAAATTTTTTGTTTTCGTGCTCAACATAAACCGATGGGTTATCTGTTATTTTCTTCCACATACTCGATGAAACATAAGCAGCTTTTTCACCAGTTGGGACAGTTGGGTGTTCACGATCACTCCATGCCATTTTTGCTGATTTTCGTTCAGGATCCATAGCTACTTGTCGATCAATCACGAGCATATCGCCAGGTGGTTTACCTTTTGGTGTTGGTTCATAAAGCATGCTATTTTTAAGTTCTTTTCTATCCTTAGAAGCGTCCTTTTCTTTTGTTAGTAATTTCATTAAATCAGGGTCTTTCACGTAATCAAAGCCCATTTTATTCCAGTATGTATATGCATCATCAACGCCGATTCGTTTTAATGGGACTAAATACACATATTCAATACCAAAGTTTTCCCGTAAATATTGCTCATACCATTTTAGTAACGCAGCACCAAAACCACCACGCTTTAAGTATGGGTTAATCATAAATAAATTTAAGTATGCTTTCTTTATTTTTCCTTGTGGGTGAATAACAGAATACAAGAAAAAGTACTCATTACGTAAAGCTAAAACATATTCCTCGCGGTCTCGATAAGCCCATTCGCGTGAGTCTGAAAGCCATAAAGCGTTTAAAGTACGCAAAGAGAGTAAAAAAAAGTAACGTCCAAAATCAACAGCAACCTTTCGGTCTTCTACGCTATCTTTATCAATAACATTTAAAACCCAGTTGTTAGAGCCTTCAAATGTTGTAAAGTACATAGAATCATAACTAAAAGGAAAATCGTCTTCATAATGGTGGTTGTGGTTACCCGAACCTTCTAATTTGTCATCTGTATACAATGAAGTGATTACATTTTTATCAATATCAGAATATAATTGCCTTGCATGTGAGATGTGTGACTCAAGCGACATTTTTGTAAGAAATTGTAAAACTATAGACAAATATA